CATCTGTTTGATAAGTACCGTCTGATGCACTAACAAGAAGTGAAGTAACAGCACTTACTCTACCTTCTAATTTCTGCTTAACATACACAAATAAAGTAGAACCATAGATAAGTTCAAATTCTGAGGAAGAAGTCTCCCTTCTCGTTGCATCATAATTAGTATAATACTCAAGAGTTCCATCTATTGAGTTAGGATGAATTATTGGAGCGGAAGCTGAAGGAATTACTCCTGCACCTGCAACAAGTTGTGTGGTGTTATCTACTGATACAATTACGGATGATCCTGTCCGAACTGCTGACATTCCAGCAATGCTCCAGGGAATTAAAGCCTTTTGTGTGTATGAAACAGCCTTTCTTGTAATGGTAGAAATATCAGCATAATTAGAACCGAATCCTGGAGATAATTTTAATCCAAAAGAACTGACACTTATTCCTGTTAAAATATTATCACTTACGTCGGTTAACCAGATATTTGTTCCTAAGGTGTGATTTGTGATTGGAGTATTCAATAACCCTCTGATACATCCTTTCAATCTATAGGATCCTTCCCCTTCTGGCTCAACTGTCTGAAATCCTATAAGTTCTGTTCCTATTACCACTACTCTGGATGAAGTGAAAAGTCCTGTTCTTGTCACTGTATCAAATGTGGGATTATCTCGAAGTGGTGTATATAGTATACCAATCTCATCATCTATGGCATACGTATCAGTTCCGTATGCCTCATCAAGAGTTCCTTTTTGAGCGAAAGTAGAAAAGATTCCTTTATTTTCATAATCAACTGTAGTGGGAGAATAAAACGCATAAAAGAAAGTTTCCACTCCTGCTCTTGCTACCAACAGTAGATAAGCTGGTTCTCTGCCCGTTGAGTTATTGTATGGAAGTTCAAAAACCTCAACATCAAGAGCCTTCTCAGGACTATAATCAGGAGCCTCCCATCCAGGAAGACCGCCGGATTGATAATTAGAATCAAATATGGACGCAAGTTCTTGTGTGCAATGCCAGACAATATCGTTTGAGGTATTTTCAGCTAATTCAACTTGGGTCACTCTGAAATCACCATTTTCCAATCCATACTCAGAATGATTTAATCTAACAATGTGTCCTTCTCTAACAAAAGAATGAGCCATACTTACCGTACATTGTACCTGAGCTTCCGGGTATGAAAGCTTTTTCATTAACTCCCACAACCTGCGTGATGCCATATCAAGATTTGTAAAAGCAGTAAGATCTATGGACATTGGTTCATCTTGTCCTGAGATGGAGGCGGCAGCAGTATTTCTACATCGGATAGTTCTTGCGGTATATTCTTGTTCTGCATCAATAAAATTGGCTCTGAAATCAGTGGGTACATTATCCCAAGTTCTACGCTTGAATGTGAAGTCTCTGTAATCATCTTCATCCAAAACATCTATAAATGTATCAGTATCTTTCCAAGCCACTAACTCCATGATACCTTCATCATTGTATCTTATGTTTCCATCAACATAAGTGAATATTCTATTAATAGAATCTCTTACCGCTTCCTGTTTATTCAAAACGATGTTTAAAGCATAATTTTTAGAATTCCAATAATTTGCCGCATCCTGAAATGTCGAAAGAACAACATCCGCAGATGTCCCACCACCGAGTGCCAAGATATCATAAATGGCAGCCGCAGGATTAACTCCATGTGACATATTTGCATATGTCATGGGAGCTTGAGAAAGCTTATGAATCAAAAAATGATATGTGGGTAAAAAACTGACATTTTCACCAATGAATCTACGTTCCATGAATATGTGTGCCATGGGATTCAAAGGAGCGGCATACGGCAGTAATGGATCTCCTGTATCTGGATCTACTGGAGTTGGGAAAGTTAATTCATCTCCTGGATTCAGAACATATCCTGTATTATCAATTTCTTTATTGGACTCCCATAACTTTTCAATAGATACACCAGGACCAATACAGATTCCTTGCCATATATCCATATAGTAGGAATACCCATTAGCTCCTTCTGGTGGACTACCGCCTCCTCCTTTACCACCACCACCTTCTGAAGGAATTGCCACTGTTTCAAGATTCCCAAACCAGAGAAGATTACCTGTCACTTTTGCTCTGCCCATGACAATATTCACAACTGATCCTTCGTTTGAGGATGTTGTGTTAAAGCTTTCCAGAGTATTGGCAGACATGCCATCCTGTTGGGGCTTTCTTGACATCATTGTAGCAAGTAATATACCGGCAATAAGAGCGCCTACAACTAAGCCAGTTACCATTTTAAACCTCCATTACTCTAAAAACATTTGTGAGCCTATTCTTCCAATGAGTTCCGTATTGCAATTCAACAACTCCTCGACCTTCTATTGAATTTATCATTAAATCCCTTTGACGAGTTTCAACTATTGTCCCGATCCATAAGGAAGCATGATGACTGACTTGTATCTTCCTTGCTGGATAATTAAAGGTCAGTAGATCTCCTCTGATTAATTCAGATGTTTCCAAAGAACCAAATCTTTCTAATTTTAATTCTTCATTACAATGATCTTGATAGTGTCTAAAAATAGACTCCAATACCAATTCCTCTTCAGTGTGTATATGCCAATCTTTGGAATAATAATCGTATGTAACATCATTCAAAACTCCACAAGCTTTCCATACTCCACCTATGAATAAAGTGCAGTCTACTCCACGGCCCTTAGTCATAGTCAGATGTCTATACGGGGTGCCTTGCCAGGATTTCATTTCTGAGAGCATCCTTGCCCAGTTTCCCTCGTTTTCAAAGTAAGCTTGACTCATTACTTGAACCCCCACATAACAGGGTTATCAGAGGGTATATAGCTCATTCCCAAAAAGTGTATTAAATTGTTGTATCTATTAAAACAGGTTTCTGGACTTCCATCACAACCAGGATATAAATTCAAAGCCGATCCAACTTGCAATCTTGCATCAAATGGAATCTGTATCTGAAAAGTATCCGTAACACTGTGACCAGTTATTAATCTCATATCCGTATCAAGAATCATTCTGCCTCCCTGAAAATCACCGATTCCAGGTTCTCCTTTTCCATCTGTCCAAGTTACTTCTACCGTGGCATTATTATCTGACAGTGTTGCCACCACCCCTGTTCTTAGATGTACAAACTCATCCAAAGCACATCCAGAATTGAAAACATCATGATTGCAAAATGATTGGTATATAATTGAAGGTATCTTTCTCAATAAAATCTTAGACTTGGATTCAAGTGATGCTTGTGCCATTTTATTTTTGATCTGAACAAAAGCTATCTTTCCCTTGAAAAATATAGCGTAGGAACCGAGATTTGCAATAGTTGATCTATACACTGTCACGGTTACAGGTTCAATTGGTTGATTGGGAATATATGCCGCAATGTTTGGTGTCAATGGGACAGTTACAGATAACTTGACCACACCAAATTTTGTGTCTCTGACTAATTTACCTCTTTTAATAGAAGCAGTTTTAAACGTCTGACCCAGGAAGATTAGATCTGTTGCGTAAGAGGTATATCTTTCAACAGACGATCCAGAAGTTATAACATAGAACTCAGGAACAACATCTTGTTGGGTCTTTAATAAATTGTCCGTATAATCTGACATACTTACTCCTTACGGGTTTGGTGCTAATTCACTGTACTCTTTTACAAGCTCATAAAATCTGGAGGAAAACTCAAATACATTATTCGTATCCACAGAAAATTCAAATTTATCCGAATCAAATCTAACCAGAAGAAATCTACCAATCGTATAATAGGAATTTAACTCAATATCTCTATCAAGTGGAGTGGTTAATGTCAAAGTTATTTTACCTAAAGAGGAAGTAACCTCTGTAACGTGTCTGGTTATCATATCCCCATTACGCATCAAAAGAAAAATTCTCTCATATCCCAAATAAGATAAAGTTGATTTATTATCCTCACATTCAAGTGCTGTTGCTCCAACTGATGTGGGCGTTACAAGGGTGAACATTTCCTTTTCATAAGGAATCCAAAATCTAATGACTCTTCCTTTTCTACTGTGTATAAATTCCATTAGGTCATATTCCTCTTGTTTTTCAAAGACGGAAAATAACCCCTCAAATGATATCGGAGTTTCTGGATTCAATTCAGATATGGAAGCACTTGTACCTGCAAAATGCTGTAGATGTCTGGTTATTGTAAAAGAAGTTGAAGGATTACTTATCCAATTTAAAGGCAAAGGGAATACATCCTCTTGTCCTATATCTTTTAAGTCATCAGCCATGTTCTACTCCTTAACTTTTATACTGGTCAAAATCAATTGAGATTTCAGAATAGTCTGAAGTGGGTTCCTCCAATCTAAAACTATTCAAATAACAAAACATACAAGGGTAAACAAAAGTGGTCGCTTGTTGAAAATCATCTGATATGGGTTGATCTAAATTAATAATACCCGCATCAAGTG